ATGTATTAAAACTGTATAATGAAGAAATATATAAAGAAGCCAACTCATCTGAAATATTATCGCTTTTAGATAAAATGAAAGACATGGATGAAGATGAAGACGTATTAGACATCGATGCAGGTAATGATCAAAATATTATGGTGGAATTTGAACCAGAAGATGTAAAACATCTCATTCAACAAATAATAGAAAATTCATTGAATAATATTGAGAGTAATAATTCTGATAATAATTCTGATAATAAAGACGATCCGGATTATTATGACACAGATAACGATATGTATGGATGGTAGTATACTATTGAACCCGGGCACAGAAGATTGTACATTGAAGGTTAAAATTTGTCAAGAAAAGATTGACAAACTTTATTATTTTTATATAATGGATTCACATGAGTAAAGAAAAAAATACACCATCACACTACGTCGATAATAAAAAATTCCTCAAAGAAATGAATAGTTGGAAGAAGATTGTTATTGAAGCGGAGGAATCTGGAGAAAAAAGACCACCAGTTACTGATTACATTCGTGAGTGTTTTCTTAAGATAGCCGAACATCTTTCGTATAGACCAAATTTCATTAACTATCCATATAGAGAAGAAATGGTAGGAGATGGTATTGAAAACTGTTTGATGTATTGTCACAACTTCGACCCAGAAAAATCATCGAATCCTTTTTCATATTTTACGCAAATAATATATTATGCTTTTCTTCGAAGAATTCAAAAAGAGAAGAAACAGGAATATGTAAAATATAGATGTTTTGAAATAATGGATGAAAATGGAATAATTCCAGAAGACTTTAAATTACAAATGCAAGAAAAATTTCAAACATTAAACAACCCATATGCAAACATGTTTAAATTAACAGAAACAGATATTGAAAATTTTACACCCAAAAAGAAAAAAAGAAAACAGAAAAAAAACAATACACCATTAGATTCTGTATTTTTAGAGGATGATAAGAGTGAAGATAGCCCTACTGAATGATACGCATTTTGGCGCCCGTGGTGATTCCCAATTATTTTTAGATTACTTTATGAAGTTCTTTGATGAAGTATTTTTCCCATACATCAAAAAGAATAATATAAAGACAATCATCCATGCAGGTGATTTTATGGATCGCCGAAAGTTTGTGAATTTTAATATTCTTAATCAGGTTCGTGAAAGATTTTTCTCTCACATCAAAAAGAACAATATCAAAATGTATTGTATTCTTGGAAACCATGACATTTATTATCGCAACACCAACCACGTAAATTCGCCGGTTGAATTGTTTAGTGATGATATGAAAATATTTGAAGATCCGCAAGTTGTCAACTTCGATGGTCTTGATGTTGCATTTTTACCGTGGGTGAATAAAGAAAACTACGATGAGTCAGTTAAATTTATTGAAACTACCAATGCTCCTATCCTCATTGGGCATCTTGAAATAGATGGATATCATGTTATGCGTGGAATTGAATACCGTGGTGGAATGGATCCAAATTTATTTAAACGGTTTGAACAAGTTTTATCTGGACACTTTCATTGTCGCCAAAAGAAAAACAACATCTATTATCTTGGCACCCAATATCAAATTACATTTTCCGATTTAATGGAACAAAAGGGTTTTCATGTTCTCGATACCAATTCCCGCGATGTTGAGTTTGTTACCAACCCATTTAAAATGTTTATGGAATTAAACTATAACGATTCAGATGGACCTTTTGATGTAGACGATTCAGAACTCACACACCTTAAAGACACATATATTCGCATAGTAGTAGAAAATAAAAAACATCCATACACATTTGAACAATTCATTGATAAGTTATATGATGCAGGCGTTGCAAAAATTACCATTGTAGAAGAATCATTAGATGTTTCAGAAAGTAATGAAGAGGTGGTAGATTTGGCACAAGATACAATTACACTTATCAATAATGAAGTAGATGGTTTAAAGGAAGTAAAAAATAAGGATCGAATGAAGAAACTTATCAGAGATCTTTATATGGAGAGTTTATCTTTGTGATTGTATTCCAAACATTAAGTTGGAGGAATTTTCTTTCAACTGGTAATTACAAAACTACAGTAGATCTTACTCGTCATACCAACACACTTGTATCTGGCGACAATGGTGCTGGTAAGTCAACGATGCTTGATGCGCTGACATTCGCATTGTTTGGAAAATCATTTCGTAGAATTAACATTCCTCAACTCCCCAATTCCATTAACGAAAAGGAATGTGAAGTGGAGATTAAATTTACGATAGGTAAGGATAAATATCGTGTGTTTCGTTCTTTGAATCCAAAAACATTTGAGATATACAAGAACAGTACACTTCTTCCCCAAGATTCAAAATCAAAAGATTATCAAAGGATCCTTGAAGAACAAATTCTCAAGATGACATACAAGTCGTTTTGTCAGGTAGTCATTTTAGGAAGCAGCAACTACGTTCCGTTTATGCAACTCACCGCAGCAGATCGCCGTGCCGTTGTTGAAAACTTACTTGATATTGATGTGTTCTCTGTGATGAATACTCTTGTTCGTGCAAGACTTCAGATGACAAAAGAATATATTAAGGATGTGGGACACAAGACAGAACTCGTAAAGAATAAAATTGAAGAAAAAGAGAAATTAGTAAAAACGCTTTTGCAAAAATCATCGGACTCTATAGAAAGTTATAAAACCGAAATTGAGACATCTCAGAAACAAATTAAAGAACTGCAAGAAGAAAATGAAATCAACAGAGAAAAAATCAATAAACTTCTTAGGCAGATAAAGGATAAAGATATTGTTTCAAAGAACCTACTAAAGATGGAAGGATTGGAACAGCAATTAAAGAACAAAATAAAGACTCTTAAGAAGAATGTAAAATTCTACGAAGACAATGATACATGTCCTTCTTGTAAACAAGATATTCAGCAACACCACAAAGAATGTGTTTTTGAAGAAAACAAAAAAGAGAAACTTGGGATTGAAAAAGGCATTTTGGAACTGGTAGAAAAAATTCAAGATGCAGAGAAACGATTAAACGAAATCAATTCAACAGTAATGAATATTACCTCTGTCGAAAATCATATAAACAATAAACATAATCAAATTAATTCTTCTCAACAATACATTGAAAAGATGCAAACACACATGGAGTCCATCCTTACAGAAGGAACAGAGGTTCAAGAAACAAAAGACGAACTCAACCAATTACTTGGTGAAGGAAAACAATATATCGAAAGAAGAAAAGAACTCATTGAAGATAAACATTATCTTAGCATTGCTTATACTCTTTTAAAAGACAGTGGAATTAAATCAAAAATAATTAAACATTATTTGCCAATCATGAACAAATTCATTAACAAATATCTTGCAGATATGGATTTCTTTTGCCAGTTTAATCTTGATGAGAATTTTAACGAAACGATCAAGAGTCGCCATCGTGATGAGTTCACCTACCACAGTTTTAGTGAAGGCGAACGATTGCGTATCGACCTATCGTTGCTACTTGCATGGCGGGAAATTGCACGACTTAAGAATAGTGTGAATTGTAACCTATTAATTCTGGATGAGGTGTTTGATTCCAGTCTGGATTCGGTTGGTACAGAAGAATTCTTAAAACTCTTGACAACCTTTGGTAATCGTGCTAATATATTTGTAATAAGTCACAAGTCTGATTCTATGACGGACAAGTTCCAGAATCATATTGTGTTTGAGAAGAAGAATAACTTCAGTAGGATAATATAATGGATTTACCAAAATACACAGCAACATTTATAAACAACATGAGCCAATTTGCTCAATCTACACGACCAAAAAATGTTGGTCAATTAAGCGATCTATTGCAGGAATATCGGGAACACGATGACAACCCGTCAGTAGGTGGATGGGAAAAATTTTATTATGAAAAAGTAGGCCAAGAAAAAATTGATGTGGCTGCCAAAAAAACATGGGACAAAATACAACAAGCAAAAGAAAACATAGAAAAACTCACGTTTAAGGATGTTGAAGAATGGACTCGTAATCTGATCGTTAATAAAACTTTCAGCGGGCTTCAGATACAAAGAGACATCCTTGAGATGATATCTGAAACTGGGGAATGGAGGCTTGCAACACCAGAAGAAGAATCAAAAGGTATAGATGGTGTGGTGGATGGCAAGTTCATATCAATTAAACCTTATAGTTACAAATCTACCATCGCACAAACAAAAGAAAAAATCAAATACCCTATTGTGTTTTATAAACAAACAAAACGTGGATTGATAATTTATGAATAATATTATATGCGGCGATGCATTAGATGTTATCAAAAATATCAAAGATAGCAGTGTAGATATTGTGGTGACTTCACCTCCATATAATTTCAACATGGCATACGATAAACATAACGACGACAATTCGCATAGTGAATATACGGACAAACTTATCAAAATCCTCAACGAATGTATCCGAACCTTGAAAGATGGCGGAAGATTGATAATTAACATTCAACCGAATTATAAAGAATATTCTCCCACACATCACAACATTACTGCTGCTATGATTAAGAGTGGAATGATATGGCGAAGCGAAATAATATGGTTGAAAAATAATATCAAAAAAATTACTGCGTGGGGAAGTTACAAATCGCCGTCTTCTCCTTATCTAAATTATCCATTTGAGTTTATAGAAGTCTTTAGTAAAAACAATATCAAACATGTCGGGAAAAAAGAAAACATCGACATAACAAAAGACGAGTTTATCACATATGTAAATGGGCATTGGACAATTGCACCAGAAACACGAATGAAAAAATTTGAACATCCCGCAATGTTTCCAGAAGAGTTAGTTAAACGTTGTTTAAAATTATTTAGTTACAAGAATGACGTTGTTCTTGATCCATTTAATGGCGTCGGAACTACCACGTTAGTTGCTCACCAATTGGGGAGAAATTATATTGGAATAGATATTAGTGAAAAATATTGTGAGATTGCTAACCGGAGA